GGGATATTGCCCAAGAACAATGCACTCAGCCCTGGCTTGGCCATCGGACCTTGACCAGCAACTGCGATCACATCCGCGACTTGATAGGATCCCCAGCTCCTAACACGCGACCAAACCAGCAGCGGCGAGATCAAAACACCGCCGCTGACATAGGGTGCGCCAGTGCTATCGACGTGTGATTCTTGCTTGGTAAAGACGATTGGCACTGCGGTGCCATAAGCTGCTAGCTCTTGAAGTGAATCAAAGCCGTAGGTTGGCGTGAAAACATCACGCCCCCTTTTACCGCCAAGCTGGCGAGATCTGATCTTTGATTCTCCTGGCTGTTGCGGCTTTGGTGCTAGCAGGAATGATGCGGCAGTTGATGCTACACCGAGGACAAGGCTAATAATTGTGAGAGTAAGAGTAGTTTCAGGGCCAGCGTGAACGCTGGGCACATGCGCATATTCCGCCGGCCTGATATACGGATGCTTTCTAACGTGCTCAGAAAAGGCTCGGTATTCGTCCTCAGTGCAGCCAAGCTCTTGAATCAGACGCTTCTCAAACGGAAGCAGCGGCAGCTCTGCACTGCGCTGATAGGGCACCATGCCACCGCCTTCAAATGCTGGTTGATGTAGAGGCATCCGTTTTCCCAGTAGACCGCAAAGGATGTGGTTTCTTGCGGCAGCAGTAGCACGTCACCATCGTAGGCGGCTAGGTCAACCCTGCGGCACCACGTCAGTAAGTCGCGGGCAAATGACTTGCCTTCATACCATTCCGCCTTGCGGACAGGATGCGAAAGGTTAAGGCGATCCCACACCGTAAACACAAGGTGTATGCAGTCCAATGCGCCATCAGGGTCGGTGCCATCGGCGCCTAGTCGATAGGGGCGACCAATCAAATCGATCACGACAGGCGAATCCTGCTGGTTAGAGGCAGGTTGCCGACAAGCTGCCGCGTCAGGCGCTTGCGCGGCACGTCAGCACCTACTGCGTCTAGTACAGATGCCATTTCAAGTTGCAGTGTCGTATCGTCCCATCCGCCCGAAACAATCTGCCCGACATATTCAGATAATACGGTGTAATTTTGTTTGTTGTCAGGGTCAACAATAACTGTTTGCACATCAGCCATCCAGATGTTTTGCACGGCAATTTCTGCCCATCCACGGCTTAGCTCATTGTTGGGGAATGCCAAGGTGGCTGGCTGGTTATCCCCGGATTTAGTTACCAGAATGCCGCTAAAGGCAAAGGGCATAAACCCATAGATAATGTCGCCGTCCTTGCTAGGGGCATCTTCATCGATCCAGTAGTTTTGAAAGTAATACCGTGTCGCGCCATCAGCGCTACGCAGCGTCATGTATTGCGCAAAGGCAAGTGCGTCTGCCATCAGATACCAACCTTGCGGCGTGTAGTTGTATTTTGCCGCAGGCTAGTCAATGCGCGGCGTTCACCTTGGGCGGCACCCTGCTGTGCTGCTTGGCGCATACCAGCTTGGAACTGATCAGCGGTGACGTAGTCCACGTTATTGATCCGTTCCACGCTGTAGCGCACGTCGATTGGTTCCATTGTTGCACCAGCAGCGCCGCCACCAGCAGTTGCATCACCTTCTGCAACAGCAGCCGCGCTTCCAGGTGTTGCGCGATAACGCTTCATTGCGCCGTCAAGACGAGCGGCAACACCAAGCTTGCCGTCAGCGCCACGCTTGAGCGGCATGATCGCTTCGGGGCCGGCTTCGCCCATGACGCCATTGCTGAAGGTGCCACCATCGGCGTACTTAAAGAACGTGGGCTTGGTGACGATGCCGCCGTTGGCGAAGGGTTGGATGTTGTTGTGAGCAAAGTTTGCTTTGCCGCCTGCAAAATAAGCACCATCAGCCGCAAGGTTGGCGATACTGCCAGTGTCGAAGCCATTAACAGTTGCTCCGGCCGGATTTCCGGTTGAGGGGATTGCATCAGCGGAACTTCCAGAGCCACCACTCGTCAATCCTGCGAATGCCTTTGCGATTCCAATTGCAACATAGGTGGCAATCATTTTGGCACCTTCTTGAATTAAAATTTGCCCAACATCTTTCAGGAAATTAGCAAATATCTCTTTGGCGGTTGTCGTACCCTCAATCAAGCCCGCAATGCCATTGCTAATAGAACTGCCAATTGCATTGCCGATGCCTTCCGAAATGCGAACTGCCATCGCCTCAAAATCTTTAAGCTCATCTTCGGCCTGCTTGATAAATTCTTGAATTTTGCCAACTTCGGTTGCGCCTGCTAAGCCTTTGAGTTCAGTTTCGCGACCGCCAAGGCCCGCAAGCCTTTCGCGGAAAAGATCAATTCCCGCTTCAGCTTCAGCGGCACCCGGACCGCCAAGCGCAACAATTGCCTCGCGGTAACGAATTTCTTCTTCGTAGCGCTCCCTCTGCTTGTCGATAATTTTTTCGATCTCAATATATTGCTTGGCAAGCGCTTCGGTCATACCAGTGCCGACTAGCTCTTCAAGGCGAATTTGATTTTCATATGATTCTTTTAATTCATCTGCAGCTTTTGTAATATCTTTGTCGACTTCTCTTGCTGCCATCGCAAGCTTTTGTGCAATGTCAAGGCGAGCACGTTCAATGTCTTCCATTACAAGAAGACGCTTGATTTCTTTCTCGTCGTCGTCAATTTTTTCAAATTGAATAGCTTGATAGCGACCTGCCAGTTGAGCTATTTGCTTTTCACCCTCTAGGCGAATTTGGAGCAATTTATTGCCCATCAATTCTGCGCCATTGATGCGCTCATCAATTTCAGCAATTTGTTTTCTGACCGCAAGCTGCGCCATAAGCTGCGGCAGCTGGCTTTCGCGTTCTTTTTTGGTTTTGCCGGTGCCGGTCTTGTCAGAACCGGGTTTTTGGAAATCAGTGACTTTTGGTTCTTGCTTTCCAACAGGTGTATAGAAGCCTTTCTCTGGGTCTAGCCCTGCCTGTTCAAAAAGCAGCCGCACTTTATATTCTCCTTTTATTTTTTCAAGCTCATTTCTCATGTTACGAATTTCAATACTGGCGTAACCGGCCTCATTCCCAACTCCACGAATGTCACTGCTGTATGACGCAGTTTTGCTTGATGCTTCTGTTATTTTTTGCTGCAATCGTTCAATTTCCGCCGCAAGCTCATCCGCTGTGCCGCTCTTCATGACCGCATCGAACCGCTCTTTCTCCTTGTTGGCGTCGTAGAAGGCGACGCCAACAGCAGCGACGCCAGCAGCGAGCGCTGTCCATGGATTCAAGAGCGCGGCTGCATTTAACGCCTTAAGAGAAACACTTGCTGTCCCAGCCGCTGCGGCCAATTGCAATAAAGCCGCGCCAACGCCTCCGATAGCGGCAATTTTCCCAACCGCAAATACGCCCAATGCGGCTGCGGCGGCAATTGCAAGTGTGTCAAAGTTTTTAGCTAAAGCAAGTGCAAGTTTGCCAATTTTTGGCAACACATCAACCAGCACAGGCGTAATGCCTTCAATAAACGGAATAAACGCTTCTTGGAAGGCAGCGCCAATCGGCTGCAACGCCTCGCCAACAGCAATACGCATATCGTTGTACGCCACAGTCAGACGCGCACCAGCATCTTGACTGGATTTAGCCATTTTATCGGCTACATTGGCATTTTCGTTCCCAAGGTAAACGATAAATTTCATCAACTCGTTCAGACCAACCTCACCCTGCTCAAGCGCTTTCTGCAGTTCAGGCAAACTCATCTTGTTTGCTTTGGCGAACTTGGTGACTGCACCAGGTAAACGCTCACCAAGCTGACCGCTCAATTCCTCTGCGCTTACCTTGCCTTTCGAGAACACCTGCACCATTGCGGTGATAGCGCCGTCAACGTCTTGCGCCGATCCGCCGGTTGCTTTGATGGCTGCAGTGACGTTATTGAAGACCAGCTCTGCATCACTGACCTGACCGCCTGCGCCCTTCACCGCAGCAGTCAGCTTGGTCATGCCTTGAATGGCCACATCTTGCGGCACGTTCAGATTGCGTGTTGCCGCTGATGCAGCAGCGATTGCTTGATTGAACTGGTCTTGGCTGCCGGCAGCATTCTTCAGCGCAATCTCCATCTTCTGGATCTGCGCTGCATAATCTGCAAAGCCGCCGAGCTGTTGACGCAGCCCACCAATTTGAGCGCCAATTGCCGCCCCAGCAAATGCACCACCGACACCAAACGCACTACCAATAGCGCCACCCAAGAAACCTTCAGGGCCGCCAAAAATGCCGCCACTTAATGCAGCACCAGCGGCTTGCGTCATCTGCATGCCGGTCATGCGGCGGCGGGCAAGACCGCGACCTAGCTTTTCGGAACGCGCGTCAAGCTCTCCCAGTTCCTTGGTGAGCTTTTTGAATTCAGCACTCGCACCAGGCAGCGTTGACCTGTAACTGTCAATCGCCCCCCGCAGCCTTTGCGTTGATTCAATGCTTCCAATATCAGCCTTGCGTGCTTTGTCGATTTCGGCGCGATAAGACTCAACTTGACGCTCTGCTTTTTCCGTGGCTTCTGCAGCAGCCCTAACTGCATCACCTTGTGATATTGCGGCACGACGCGCTCTGTCTGCAAAATCAGGTGGAAGTTCAGGTCCTTGCAGTCGTTCTTCAGGAAACGTGCCTGGCGTTAAAACTCGTTGAACTCGACCACTGACACGACCAGGCTGCACATACTCACCGCTAATCGGAAGCCCAGTTCCCGGCGCCGATGTCTGCCCAGCAGCCGGCAACGCAAGCGGAGTTGCCGCTACGCCAGCCCTGACGCGCTGACCCAGTTCGGCCATCGCTTGCTCTTGCTGCCGAATCAAAGGGCGATTTAAGTAATTTGCTGTAATACGAGCTGTAGCTGCGCTTGTCTCTGCAGTGGCAGCCTGCGCCGCCATGTCGCCAACGTGCCTGTAAGCGTCTGCGAGCCCTTTAAGTCGCTGTTCCAAAGAACGCGCTTCTCTTGCATTTTCTGCATATGCACGGGCGCCTTCAGATGTCGTTACATCAAGCTGAGACATCTCGGCACGCAAGGCTGTTATGACTTCTTGCAAATTGCGCGCACTA